AGCCCTTCCAAATGTAATCAAAGAACTTTGTTGCCATTTGTGGTTTATCCAATCTCTTAGCAACTGCCGTAGCAACTCTCCAATATGCATCTTTAGGCTTTTCTCCTGCTTGCAAATATGTTTTGGATATAGTTTTTACATATATCTCATTATTACCCCAAGATGGAAAATCAACATCTACTTCCCATCCATTTTCTTCTCCGTAATTTTTCATAAATTATTTTTAAAATATATTATCCCAATTTTCACCTTCACCAGCCTTACTATAATCAGTAGGTCTCATAGCGAAGAAATCAGTATGAGTTACTCCACCCGTAAGATGATAAAACCAATCTAATTCAGATGCTTTCTTTTCGTTAAACTCAAAGTAGTCATCTCCACCTTTAATTGGGTTATAACCTAATTCTCCTAACTTTTCATTAACTCTTTTTGTAATAAATTCTTTTAGGTCATTCTTTTTAAGATTCTCCAAATCACCTTGTTCAAAAATCTTATCAATAAATTTATGTTCTAAATCTCTAATGATTTCAGCTGCTTTGTAGATATCAGCTTTAGCTTCTTCTAACAATTCAGGAAATTCACTACACATATGTCTGAATAATTGACAACCCATCTTTGAATGTAGCGATTCATCTCTTACACTCCACTTCATTTGTTGTCCAATTCCTTTTAGGAGATTTCTCATTTGGAATGAGTAAAGAACGGCGAATGAAGAGTATAATGCAACTCCTTCAGCGAATGCTGAAAATATAGCAAGTGAACGAGCAACCTCAACTCTAGCCTGATGATTTGTTTCTAAATCTTTAGGAGTCCAATCTGCGGTTGTGTTTGTTAATAACTCAAATCTTTCTTTCATAACTTCATCATGCATAAAGCCTGCAAAGTCATCTAACCCCAATGTTTCATTTAAGTATGAGTATGCAACTGAATGGATTGTTTCTTGCGAACCAAATGCCATTGCCATCTGTCTAATCTCATGCTTTGGAAACCATTTTGTAACCATACCAGTCCAATAGTCTGATACTGCACATTCGGTTTGAGCAAATCCTAAAAGGATATTACCTACTAAGTGCTTTTCTTCTTCTGTTAAATTTTCATTCCAATCCTTCACATCCCCCTGCATTGGTATTTCAGTATGTAACCAAAATGCCTGCATTTGCTTCAACCAACCTTCGTTGTAGTAATCTGGATATTCAAATGGTTTGTATGGGATTCTATCCGTAAATAATTTGCTCATTCGTCTTAGTGTTTTTAGTTTTTTAAGTTTCTATGGGGTAGATATAACTATCATATATATTAGAAAAACAATCACAATTTTTGAAGTTTTTACTAACTAATTGATGTTCAATTTTTAAAATCAAAAAACTCGTTTATGTTCGAATTTTCTCCATACTTTTGATAGTTGTGATTAAACACATTCATATTAAAGTCTGGTTTTTTGATTTCTTCATACCCACCAAGTCTCACCCTTTTTTCAAAAATTAAATCTATTTCTTTTGGATTTTTTAACCCATTATACTCATCATACTTATTCAATATCTTTTTCGATGATTTTGATAGAGGATAAATATATCTAAACATCAATCCCCTTATCCTGTCAATTCCTTTATATTCACAAAAGTTATGGGTTAACCAAAATACCTTTTCTTTACTTTCCCAATTAGCGTTTTCTTTACATAATTGTTTAGCACTTCGGGGATGTATTTTTTCACCACTCACCCTATCCATATAAACATCAGTTTTGAAATTACCAATGTATCTGAAGTTTGATGCCTGATATACAAATCCACATTTTCCCATAATACCATCGGCCAATGTATATATAAATTTAACATTTGTATTTTCTCTAGCCCAATCCAATAGGACTTTAATAGCTTGAGAACCAAAGTTACTTCCATTTTTATCAGGTCTAAAACACATTTTACCTATTTCAAAATAATCGGTAGTAACCATATTATCTTTGTAAAATATCTTTTGGATAGTTTGTAGGGGTTGTGTCCCCCATCCTAATGTAATAACCCCAACTAACTCATCATTTTCATAATATCCTAAATACCACTTAGTCAATCTTGGTAGGATTTTACTATAATGATGTTGTTGTATAAATGGAATTGCAGTATTTTTATGTATTGGTTTTATTTCCATTTTATCCCATATTTTCTACATACTTTTTGTGTAGTAACTGCTTTTCAAAAGTTTCACCTGCTTTACTCTCCTTACTCGCGATAATACCATCGGATGAAGTGGCCGTATATACCTCTAATATCCCCTTATTCGTGTCCATTTTAGCTGGGAAGGTAATTCCATCCTGCCCAAATCGGTTCTTCATAATGTGTATCCTAGCGGTGTTATTTAACTTGTCTTTGGATTTTCTACTTAAACTCATAATAAAGTCAGCGTTCATTACTTTAGCGTATGAATCTGCAATCTTATCAGCTTCAATTACTTCGGCATCTATACCCGTTCTATTTGTCTGAGATGCTGTCCAAATTGGAATACCCAATTCACCACCCAAACCTCTAAGTTCGATATATACACCACCCTGCTCACCATATGTGGAATCTGATTTATTACTATGTGATAGTAAAAGGTCAGCGTAATCTAAAATAACCAAATCCGGTTTATTGCCCGCTGCTATCATTTTCTCCAAATGGGCTTCAATCTTTTTAGATGATACTCCTTTAGGTGGATAATATTTAATAAGCAATCTACCTTTTAATTTACGGATTTTATCCTTAACATCATCTTTTCTATCTTTCAAATCAGCGGATGGAATATTTGTAAATACAGTATCATATCTCTGCCCAACATAGTGTTCTGAAAGTTCCATTGAATAGTGAACAACACTTTTGCCCGCTTTCACAGCTGCTGCTCCCAATGCTGCCAATACCCAAGTTTTACCAACGCCGGATGGTGCTACAATAACTCCCAATTCACCTGGCCCTAAACCGCCATCCATTATTTCATTGATAGCATCCCAATCAGTTGGGGTTGTACTTCTATTGATATCTTCTATTCTATTTTCATAATCTAAAAGATAATCATGTCCTAAATCGGATTCAATACCAACTTTTAAAGCCTTATCAACTAAATCTTTAATTCTATCGTAATTACCCGCTTTAAGTAAATCTACCGATTGAACAATTGCCTCTTTAATGTTTTGATTAATACAAAAGGCACTAAATTCATTCTTTACATATTGTAAATCAGTATCACCTACTGCAGTATATATTAACTTAAGTTGGTCAACTACAGTCTTTTTAATTGATGGATTATCTATTTTAGAAATTTCAACTTTAAAAACATCTAAAGTAGGAACTCCCTTATATTGATTATAATATTCTAATATTTCACCAATTATCCACTTATTTGCTTCTGATTCGAAAAACTTCTTATGTATAATCTCATGCAATGTATCAATCAATTTCACATCAGAAAGTAATGCCGAAACTACTTTTGACTGAAACGATTGTCCAAATTTGGATAATGTATCTTCTGAGTTCATTTATTTTATTAAAATTGTTTTACAAATATACGAATTTTGTATGAGATTACAAAATTTATTTAACTATTATATTTGTGAATGTTGAAGTCAACCAACTATTTATATCTTTCCAGTTCTGAAGTATTTTGTATTTCATTCCTACTTTTAGGAATTCCATTTTATCGAATTTCTTATTAGGTTCATTAAACCTATCCAAAATTTTTAATCTATTTTGAATTGATATTGATGGTTCAGCCAAAGACATGATTTGTTTATTTCTCAACACAATATCTTTACTATCCATTATATCTTTATAAATTTTAGATTGACCGATTCGTTCTCTACATAATTGAAATAAATCATCAAATGTAAAATTTTTATCATCAGCCAATTCAGGAAATCTCTTTAATACAGTCTTTAATCCACATCCTTTTACACCAGGAACATTATCAGAATTATCACCATCTAATGTTCTAAATAATAAAAGGTTTTGAGGCCACATTCCCCACTCATCAAATACCATTTGCCTATCGTAAAATTTCTTTTTAGTTGGGGAATACACTTTGGTTGTTTCATTTACTAATTGTAAAAAATCTTTATCAGTAGATGCTATTACAACCTCTTCACCTTCTTTTTTTATTTCAGTAGCAATGTATGCAATTGCATCATCAGCTTCCATACCATCATATATCATTGTAGTAACAGGTAGATAATCCAATATATCAGCCAACCATACGAATTGACGTTTCATAGATACACTTTCATCTTCCTCATTCATCATTTCAGGATATTGTCTATTAACTCTGAATCGATTCTTACCTCTTTCAGATTTATATCCCTCATAGATTTTTTTGCGTGAGTTAGAACCACCCTTACCATCAAAAATAACTACAACTCTAGTTGGATTAAATTGGCGTATTTGTGCACCTATTGAATTAAGTGTTCCCGTTACACCACCAATATGGTCACCATCCTCATTCATAGCCGGATTTGTTGTCCAGCTACGAATGAAGGTGTTGAGACCATCAATGATAAGAACTTTACTATTACGCACTCTTAAGTGTGATGTTTCATGTTCTGATTCTACTTCGTTAAGAAGCTTTTTGTATAGTTCTTTCATTTGTTTTTTGTAACCTTTATTTTTTACTTAGAAAAGTATTTTTCAATTGCTTCCAATCTATCATCTGCATCTATCAACATATGAAGAGCTTCCTCAGCGTTGTTATAGAAATCTTTTGTAGAATGGTCACCAATACCTACACCTTTTGTTCCTAATAAATCTAAGGTTAAAAGTGCTTTTGCTTTATCAGCTTCGGCAGATGTTTTTAGCATTTTAATTAAATTTTCATTCATAAATCTAATTTTTGTTTTAATCACCGATTACTTCCGAATCTACTATGAGATTATCAGTATCCAATGAATCTTTTTTGTATTGTAAAATAGTTGCTTCACAAATCCTTTTATAAATTTGCTCTTTAACTTCCTGATTAGCTTCTAATGTAGAAGGAAAATCTTTTGATTGAAACTTAATCACTTCGCCCGTATCAATATCAGTATATTCATACCAAGCTCCACTTTGTTTAACAATACCATTATCCTTCATCATTCCTAACCAAGCACCATAGTTATCAATTCCTCTATCAAAGAAGATATCGAAATCTGCTGAACGTAATGGTGGTCCCATACGATTCTTTACAACCTGGCATCTTACTTTAATACCTACGATTCTATCGTTACCATTTTCTTTCGCCTTAATCGTTCCCATACTCTTTAATCTTAAACGAACTGATGCATGGAAAGCGATTGCTTTACCACCACTCGTTGTCCAAGGGTCAGAGAATGGCATTGCGTTCATCTTCTGTCTTAATTGGTTTGTGAAAACCAAAGTGATTTTTTGTCTACCAATTAAGTTAGTGATTTTACGCATTGCTTTGGAAATGATAATTGCTTTATCCGTAGCGTAACCATCCTTACCATAATCAGCTTCCATCTCCTTTTCAGTTGATGCTGCTGCTACTGAATCCACAACGATTGTTACATATCTATCTTTTGAGTTGGTTCTTACCTTTTCAATAATAGTTTCAGTTCTCTCC